AAAAAAAGGCAAAAAGAAACCCCCGACATTTTGCCGGGGTTGGTGGTTACTTTAGTATTTTGAAGTAAACCCTATAATGTGAATTGGTGTTATGTTTGCATGGTAAACGGTAGAACATTTCGCCTATTCTGTTTCCTTCTCCTGTTTCTATCTCATGGCTCAAAGGGTTGTAATTAACTGTTAAATAACCGTCTGTTTTTCTAATATCATAAGCGTAAATAGTTACATGCTCTATTAGTTCTTTTAATGTCATTGTCACCACTCCTTAAACATTTCAGTTATTTCAGAGCGGCAGACTTTTGAAGAGTACCAGCTAACGCCGTCAGGCGTTTTTGCGCCAAGTCTATAACCGTATTTCTCCAAAAATCCTGTATAAGACTTTCGGCGGCTTCTTTTAATGTATCTTTTTACCATTTCATAAAATTCACGCTCATTAGAAAGATAAAGCGCAACATTCCAAGTTTCATAGTTTTTCCAGCCATTATATGTATTTTCCATTGTATGTACTCCTTTCATTTGTTTCACATGAAACATTATTCATTTACTTTGAATATAAAAGTATTGCCTTTCTTGTCCATGACGTTGATTTGTTTACAATAGCGTGCAAAAACCTTAATGTATTTATATGCAATTTTTTTCGGTAAAGTTACAACTTTGCCTGTCTCGTCATATCTAAACATTGTACAGTAATTTTTGGCTATAAAAATGCGGAATTTCTTTTCCAAAAACCAAAAAGAAATATATTTGTGGTTGTCGTGATATTTAAGGTATTCAAGCACAGTTTCCGTGTTGCGGGGTGTATAGTCATTTTTGTTATTAGCGGTAATAGCATATTTATAAGTCATTTTCATAGCGTTTACTCCTTTTCATTGTTTCACATGAAACATTAGTACCATATTGTTATTTTTTCGTCATTTTCTGTTATACCGCACAAATAACCATTTATAGTTGTATTTCATTGTTTTATCTCTCCTTTCATTGTCTTTATTATACATGGCAGTTATGAACTCATTATGTAAAAGTTATGAACATTATGTAAACAAAATTCCGGGTTGTATACTTATTATATAGGGGATAAAGTAGGGATAGATTAGGGGGTTGCGCAAAATATACAAAATAGGTATATTTTAGCGCTCTAAAGTGCTAAAGTGCGGTATAGGGGTGGCTGGGCGGTGGAAGGTCGGAGTAACTCAAAATATACTATTTAAGTATACTTTCTCACGGCAAATTTTCGGAAAAAATTCTCTGAAAAAGTTTGAAAAAAGTATTGACAAACGGTTTTTCATTTGGTATAATTAAGACAGTAGCAAGGGGGGGATATAAAAATAGTAAGGGCTTTATACAGGCGCACTAAGAGTTCTTTCGTTTTTTCTTGCCAATAGTGCGCCTATATAAATCTCTTACAAGAGAGGGGAGTTGAAATGTACTTCTTATATGGTAATAATTTAATTTATTACGATGGCAAACTTGAGCAGTTTGCTGGTATGAATTGTTTGAAATATAAATTCAAAAATGAAATAATTGAAGTATTACAATTGGATTTTGTTGAAGAATTAGATGAACTATTAAACAATTTATCTGAAGTCGATTTTTTGGTAATTTACCAATTAGGAGAAAATTATAATTTAGTGGAGGTTAAATAAAATGAGAGTTTGTGTCGGTTACAAGAAGGATTTGGATAATCTGAAGCCTGAAGAAGTTGTAAAATACCCTGATGGCTATATCTATTTGGTTTATAATAGTATAGTCATTCTCTTTGACAAGATTGATTTTGATAATCCCGATAATGTATTTGAAGCAGGGGAGTTTTTGGTTAAAAAGTGCGGTTTGAAATCAGATGAAATGGGCATTTATGTAATTCAGGAGGTATAAAATGTATATATTTTTTTACTTTTTGGATTATGATGTTACATTTTATAAATTCTTGCAAGAAAATTTAGGGAATGTTATTTACATACATATTGCTGATTATGACACACAAGAAAGTATAGGTTTCAGGAGGTCTGACTTATGAATGACTTTAATAACCTTATGGAGGAATTATTCATTCAGCTATTTAAGTTTTCTATTGTCTTGTTCGTACCATTCTTGATTTTTTATTGCTGGGTAAAGGGGATTTTTTGATGGCTAAGAAAATGATTTATCTTTCACCTGAAAGACGAAGCGGACACACATACGCTTACAATAGTTCATGGGATGAACATACATATTGTACTATCGTTTCACAGTATGTATATCAATATCTTTTTGCGAGCGGCTTTGTTTGTAGAATTGCACCACAGGAAATGCTTATTACAGAGAGGGCTGAAGAAGCAAATGATATGAATGTTGACGCTTATATTGCTATTCATACTAATGGATTTGATGGCAATGCAAGAGGTTTGGAATGTCTTTATTATGGCAAGCAGAATAGCCCTTCTTATAGACTTAATGAATTGATTTACATGGAATTGCTTCCTATCATTCAAAAAGGCAGAGGGCTAAAGGATGGCAATAATTATGTAGAAAATAATTCTACTAATGCTGTAAGTGCTTATGTAGAAATTGCTTTCCACGATAATCTTGCTGATAGCAAAATTCTTTTGGATAATATTCAGGAAATTAGTAAAGCTATTGCAACGGGTATTTGTAAATATTTTGGTGTTGAAATTGCTGATTACAAAATCAACCCAAGTACAGGCATTTGGTGATTACGCTTTGCGTTTTCATAAATAATTTAATTAAATGGAGGATTCAAAAAATGACAAAGAACATTACTCGCACTGTTACCACTTATGAAGTAACTCTTATTGGTAATGAAGGGCAGGAAAATCAGGTTATCCATGTTGACAATGTAAATGTAAGAAAGATTGCCAAGGATTATCCGGGTTTTGTAATTGCGGGCATTAAGAATATTGACAAGGTATATTCTATGCCTGTTGAGCAGTTCATGGAACTTGCTACTGTTGTTGAAACTGAAGATAAGTAAATAAGGAGGATTTTTTAGCTATGGCAAAGAACGAGATTATGAATGTAACTGAAACTATTGGTACTTTTGATAATATTGTAGGAAATCGAACTTTCTGGACTTCTTTTGATGCAACAACAATTGAAGCAAAAAAGAAACTGCTTAATGCAATGAATAAGTCTGATTATAATATCAATGAAATTATCAATGGTGACATTGAAATTAAGGATGTTATGCTGACTGGTGTTAATCTCACCAATGATGAAACAGGAGAAGTTACAGCACATCCTCTTGTAACTCTGTTTGCCCCTGATGGTACAACTTATGCCTCTACTTCTGATGGCGTATTTAACTCCATTAAGAAGATTATGATGGTATTTGGTCTGCCTACTGAATGGGAAGAGCCTATCAAGGTAAAGGTTCGGCAGATTAAGACTAAGAGAGGACAGACATTTACTCTGGAAGTTCTTTAATTCACTTTAGTTTAAGTAAAAGACGGCTTGCGAAATTAAGTTAGGGCAGTTTATTCTGCCCTTTCTTATTATAGGAGATAAAAATGGGGTATGTAAGTAAGAGGGGGATTTATTATGGAGAACTTAATAAAAGCCCCCATTGGTTTATTGATGTAGAAGGTTATAAATTCTGTTTTAGTAGTGCTACAAACTGTCAAAAGTTTGTGGATAGGCGGCTTTCTCACATTGCTAAAATGAATACTCTTTATAGTAATAGGATTGGAGTTAGTTGCGATTTTACTCTTGCCGCTGAAATCAATCTTTATCTAATTATTGAAAAGCGTGGATTTTATATTGAAAAGGACGGTGTTTCGATATGTCGCAACGAGATAGAGTTAAAAGTCGAATGAAAGCCTTTCAATCGCTTAAATATGCAACTGAACTTTTTAACGATAAGATAGAAAAGTTAAGAATTAGTAACCCTGAAAGTATAGAATATTTACCTAATTATGTTAGCATGGAAAAACTTTATAGGGAAATGGAACTTGTGCCGACAAGAGAAATTTATAACAGAGAGCGTTCGTTGAGAAGATTTCTTGAAGGCGGTGCTGAAATGCCTTATACAACTATGCAAGGAGTTAAAATTACTGTATGGGAAAAAGATGAAATAGATAGGCAGTTTGACAGAATTAACGAAAGAAGGCAATCTCAAATGAGTAAGTATGAGCCTTCTTACTTCAAAGGCACAGGCACAGCTATTAAAAGAGAGAACCTTAATAGACGCCCTAATACATTACAAAAAATTGAGCCTAAACAATTTGATGTTTTTAGAGAGAATCTTTACCGTTCTTATCTTTATTCTAATGAAGAAGTAAGAGCAGAATATTATAAATCTAATTTTCTTTCAGCCGTAAATGAACAGTTTGGAAGTGAATCTACATTGTATAAGTATTTAGAAGATTTTGACGCTGTTACTTTATATAGAGGAGCTTTTAATAACCCGTTTTTGCAAATTGACTTTGTTTATGACCCTAATGAAGCACCCGCTGTAATGGAAAAAATATATTCTAATTTAGTAGAGTTGGAATGAAATATACTGCTGATTTTGAGACAACTACTGATTTGAAAGATTGCCGGGTTTGGGCATGGGCGATTTGCACTATTGATGACAAATTTAGAATTGAAGACGGGATTTCTATTGAATCATTTATTGAAAGGTGGAAAAATTCTAAAGGAGATTCAGTTTATTTCCATAACCTTAAATTTGACGGTGAATCTATTTTGTACCATTTATTAAAGAATGGATGGAAGGTTGCCATAGATGAAAAGCATTTAGTTGATAATTCTATTTTAACTTTAATTAGTGATATGGGATTGTTTTATACAATGGAGTTAATATTTAAGGTTGATAATAAGGGTAAAAAGAGCCGGTTTATAAAAATTTATGACAGCTTAAAGATATTGCCTTTTAGCGTTGAAAAAGTTGCTAAATCTTTTAATCTTGAAATTTCTAAATTAAGCATAGATTATAGCGAGTATAGAGAAGTAGGGCATGAATTAACGGATAAAGAAAGAGAATATGTTCATACAGATGTGCTTATTATGGCTAAAGCATTAAAACAAGTTTTTGACGGGGGTTTGGCACAAATGACACAGGGAAGTAATGCACTTCACGATTATAAAGAAATCACAGGCAAAAACTTCAAAAAATTGTTTCCGGTACTTGATTATGAAATTGATAAAGATATAAGAAAATCCTATAAGGGTGGTTTTTGCTACGCAAATCCTAAATTTGCAGGTAAAGAAATTGGGGAGGGTATTGTGCTTGATGTAAATTCGCTCTATCCTTCAGTTATGCGTTATAAACTACTTCCTTATGGCGAGCCTGTTGGATTTGAAGGTAAATATCAATATGACAAATGGTATCCCTTGTATACACAATGGTTGTATTGCGAATTTAAGTTGAAAGCGGGGTATATCCCAACAATTCAGCTAAAAAGTTATGGCGATAGATTTAAGCCTAATGATTATTTAGTTGATAATGGATTTGAACCAGTTTGGCTTTGCCTTACTTCAGTTGACCTTGAGTTATTTTTTGAACACTATGAAGTAAATGTAATAGAGTGGAGAGGGGGTTGGAAATTTAAGGCGGCTTATGGGCTGTTTGATGAATATGTCGATAAATGGGTTGAGGTTAAGAATAAAGCGACAATAGACGGAAATGAAGGACAGCGAACACTTGCTAAACTTATGTTAAACTCACTGTATGGCAAATTTGCGCTTAACCCTGATGTTCGTTCTAAAATACCGTATTTAGATTATGAAAAAGACAAAGTAGCTTATAGATTAGGTGAACCAGAACAAAGAGAAGGAATTTATATTCCAATGGGTAGTTTTATTACATCATGGGCAAGATGGACTACAATTACCGCCGCACAAAAAGTATTTGACCGTTTTCTGTATGCAGATACAGATAGTTTGCATTTAATTGGATTAGATGAACCGGAAGGGCTTGAAATAGACCCCGTTAAGTTGGGTGCATGGAAGCATGAAAGCACTTTTTCACGGGGAAAATATTTAAGACAAAAGTGTTATATTGAAGAAATCAATGGTAAGTTAAAAATCACATGCGCAGGAATGCCAAGTAGGTGCTATGACGGTATTGAACTTTCTGAAAATGGGGAATTTTTTACCATAAACAATAAAGATATACTTATTAAAAAGAATGATGTATTACCTAAGAATGTCTTTAATGGTGTTACATGGGACAATTTTGAATTTGGAAATACTTTTTTAGGCAAGTTGCGCCCTACTCACACAGGAGGGGGAATTGTCCTTGTAAACACTGTCTATACTTTGAAAAAATAGCTATTGACTTTTTTACTTCAATATGCTATTATAAAGTAAAGGGACAGTAAAGGTTTAAGCAGTCGCATTGTAAGTAGGGCATACGGGTGAAAGAAACCGCTATTTACAATCCAATCTAACCGTTAAGGGATATGCCGGAGGGTGACGCACTTTTATTAGTCCCTTTTAAGTTTAACAGGAGGTTAAAGGAATTGAATACGATTGACAAAAAATATCGTTGGGATATTAACAAGTCATGGTCTTTTCAATGTCTTTTTAACTTTATTGTAGGCGCAAGAGGTGTAGGAAAAACTTACGGCTGTAAGAAAAAAGCGATTCAAAACTATTTGAAAAAAGGTGAAGAATTTCTTTATTTGCGCCGATATAATGAAGAATTTAATCAGATTGAAAAATTTTTTGATGATGTAGCAATTGAATTTCCAGACCATGAATTCAAAGTTGAAGGGGGTACATTTTATTGTGACAAAGAAGTAATAGGTTACTATTGGAGTTTATCAAGGGCTAAAATTTTTAAGTCTGTTCCATACCCAAAAGTTAGCATGATTATTTTTGATGAATTCATTCTTGACAAGGGTGTTTATCATTATATACCAGATGAAGTAACTAATTTTCTTGAAGCATACTCAACTGTTGCAAGAGAAAGAGATGTAATTGTTTATTTTTTAGCCAATGCAATTACAATGGCTAATCCGTATTTTATCTACTTCAAGTTGAATATTCCATATAATAAAAGTGGTATTTCAGTAAATGATGACAAACTAATTGAAGTAGTACAAAATCCTGGGTACACTGAAGCAATGTCAAAAACCAGATTCGGTAGATTAGTTTCAGGTACGCCATACGGTAATTATGCCATTGGCAATGAATTCCTTAGAGATAATAAAGACTTCATTAGAAAAAAGAACCAATTAGCCAAGTTTGCTTTTAGTATGCGCTATAAGGGCAAAGTTATTGGCGTTTGGATAGATTACAGTAACGGAAAATACTATATCTCATTTGACATTGATAAAACAAAACCTTTTTGTTACGCAATTACTTCAGATGACCATACTCCAAACACTATGCTATTAAAAGCTAACAAAGTAAATCCACTAAAACAGCTTGCTAAAAACTATGGTTTGGGCAATGTTTATTTTGAAAATCTTGAATTAAAAAACGCTGTTCAAGATATTCTTGCAATGATGATATAAGGAGGGTTTTAATGACTGTTAATGACGCAATCACTCTTATCAATGGCGTGGGATTCCCGATTTTTGCTTGTATTGCAATGGGACTTTACATTGTATGGGACAGAAAGCTAAAGAATCAGGAACGGACAGAAAACAATACTGTTATTGAACAGTTGGTTGAAACTGTAAACGCTAATACTATTGCTGTTGAAGAACTTAGAAAGGCAATTAACACAAAACAGGGGGAATAATAATGGCGATTACTAAAGAAAGAATTTCTGAAATTTGCGCTTCAGTATCAGAAAAAACAGGTGACAATGAAGAAATTATGAATCTCCTGAAGGAAATTACAGACAACTATGAAATGCCCGACAATGGTTTGATTTATGCCCCTTCAGGTAAGACATGGAAGGAGGAAGCTGAAACTACTAAAAGAGAGTATCGGGAACGGTTCTTTTCGGGCAGAGTAAACGAAGACCCCAATGATATGCCCCCGGATGACGATGACCCCGCAAAAGAGGTAAAATTTGAAGACATTTTTAAGGAGGTAAAGTAAAAATGGCAACTATTCCTGCAAATTACAGTATGACTAATGACGGCATTGAACTGATGAATTATATCCGAAGTGTCGCAGGACAGGATTACAAAGACCGTATTCCTGAAGCAACAAGAGATAATCTTGCTGATATTGGTAAGACTATTCTTCAGTATGATGCCCTTGAAAATGAATTTCTGAATGCCCTTGTAAATCGTATTGGGCTGGTAATGATTACAAGCAAAGTTTATCAGAACCCGTATAAGATGTTTAAGAAGGGCATGCTCAACTACGGCGAAAGCATTGAAGAAATCTTTGTAAACATTATTAAGGCTCACCAGTATGACCCTGCCGATGCCGAAAAGACACTTTTCAAGAGAGAGCTTCCTTCAGTTGATGCTGTTTTTCATAGAATGAATCGAAAGGACTTCTATCCTGTTACTATCGAAGAAGACGAACTTAGTCTTGCTTTTACAAGCCCTGAAGGTGTAACTAATCTTGCTAATAAGATTATTGAATCAATGTACACATCTAATGAATATGATGAATTTCTGTTGTTCAAGAATCTTGTAGTAAATGCTATTAAAAATAGGGCGCTTTATCCTGTTGTAATTCCTGAACTTACTAAGGAAAATGCGCATGACATTGTAAAGATTATTAAGAAGGTTTCAAATGACCTTACCTTTATGAATAATATTTACAATCAGATGGCAGTAATGACTGTAACGCCTAAAACTGAACAGTATCTTATTATTGACACTGAATTTGACGCACTTATTGATGTTGATGTTCTTGCAAGCGCATTTAACATGGATAAGGTAACTTTTGCAGGACATAAGACATTGATTGACAATTTTGCTAATCAGACGGGTGTTCACGGCATTATTGTTGACAAGGATTGGTTTATGATTTTCGACAAACTTATGAAGTTTAAGGATGCCGAAAATGGAAAGGGACTTTATTGGAACTACTTCCTGCATGTATGGCAGTTGTGGAGCGTTTCGCCTTTTGCTAACGCTATTGTGCTTACTACAAATGAAACTACTGTAACTGGTGTAACAGTAGAACCTTCTAATCCTACACTTTCGGTTGGAAGCAGAACAGAGTTTACCGCTACTGTTGCTGGTACAGGCGATTATCCTTCTTCCGTTGTATGGAGCATTACAGGTGCAAATGACCCTGACACTTACATTGATGAAAATACCGGAGTTCTTTATATCGGTGACAATGAAAGTGGCGCACCCGTTGTAACTGCTACTTCCGTTTTTGGTGACACAAAGAGCGGCACTTCAACTGTTACAATTGGGTAAAATTAGGGCGGGAAACCGCCCTTTTTTATAAGGGGGGGAAAATTTGTAAATGAATACCCAAGTTCTAATTTGTAGAAATATTCCTTTTGATAATAGCTATTCTGATGTAAGAATGTTTACAAGTGAATCGGAACAAAACAGCTATTTTCAGGGAAAAGCTATAAAAATACTTAACGATTACAGTTATCAAAGAGTAAATTATGGCATTCAAGGTTCACCAAGATTAGCAAACACTATTAGGGTTGACTGTAAAGCTGATGAAATTATGACTGCTAATTATATAGCTTTTCAAAACAAAGATTATAATGGCAAATGGTTTTATTGCTTTGTTAAATCCATTAACTATGTCAACGATAATTGCAGTGTAATTGAATACGAAATAGATTATTACCAGACATGGCTTTTTCAGTTATCGGTTCAGCCAAGTTTTGTGCTTAGAGAACATACTAATAATGATGTACGATTTGCAAATACTCAACCTGAACCTATAACAACTAAAGGAAGTTTTTGCGTAACCGTTCAAGACATTCACTTTAGCCCACCTTATTATATCATTGTCTGCACTTCCACAGAAAATGATGTAGAAAAAGTAGAAAAAGACTGGGGCGAACTAATTGAAAACGCTGGTACAGTAAGCGGACAAATTATACAAAATGTCTATCAGGGGCTTAAATTTACTCAGTTTAGAACAGCCGAAGAAGCTAATGCTTTTATACAGTCTTATTCAGAGCGCAATATTCTTGACAGAATCGTAATGGTATTTATGTCTCCATTTGACATTAACAATAATGTTGATAGTGAACTTACACTTAATCCATGCCCTACTGGTACTTCAGGATATACGCCAAGAAATAAAAAATGCTTGCAATTTCCATATCAGTATCTAAAAGTATCAAACAATAAAGACATGGTAAAGGAATGGGCTTATGAGGGCTTTTGCGCTTATGGTGTAGACCCATATACAGGAGCGATTGAAGTACAGGAACAGCCGCCAAGAGTAAGATACTCACAATTGGTTGGTCCGCCCCCACAAGTAGTAGTTAATCCTATTATGTATTGGGGATTGTCTGCCACTACTGACAAGGGAGAATTCGACCAAGGAGTTACATTGAGTGGATTCCCAACATGTAGTTGGGTTGGAAACGCTTTTGCCGGTTGGCTTGACAGCACGCTTACTAATTCCGCACTTACTTTATTAGCAACTGGAATAGCTTCCGTAATTGGAACGCCTGCCGCTGGTGCTTCAGTATTAGGCGCTAACATTGGCGGCGTTGTAAAAAATGCCTATGAATTCGGACAAGTTGCAATAGCACCTGAAAAAGTAGGAGGTTTGCCCTCTGGTAATTATTCAGGTATGAGCATGGGCTGGACTGGTTTTAGTTTTAAGGCTATGTCTTTGTTGCCCGAACAAATGATGCGACTTGACAGCTTTTTCGATTCTTATGGGTATGCCACTAATCTTTGGAAAGCCCCTAATTTAACTGGTAGGGCAAGTTGGAATTATGTTCAGCTTAGAGACGCACATATTATAGGTTCAATGCCTGTTGAAGCTATTACAAGAATTAAACAAGCATTTGAAGATGGCATAAGAATTTGGCATGTTGATGATGTAGGAAATTTGTCAAGAGATAATCATATTATTGGGGGTTAAAATTATGGGAAAAGCTAAAAGACAGGCTGATTTCCTTAATAATAATACTTATTTGCAATATAGGGACAGAATTCTCAATATTGCACTTAATAGATTTGAGTGGAAAAATCTTCCTGACAGTGTAAATGAAAGATTTCTTGAAGAACAGTTGATTTTTAAGGGAGAAGCAGTTTATTTTGATGACCCTGTATTGGGTAATTTGTGCCTTGCTGTTGCTGACGGCGGTACTTTGAATGTATATAAAGAGCCTACGAAGCCCATGGCATATTCAATCAATTATAATAAAACACTTGAACTGGGTAAAAATTGCGTCATTATCCATAATAACAGAACAAGAACACCTACTTTTCCATTGATAAAATATTATGCTAGAAAACTTTCTACCATTGATAGAGTTATTGATGTAAATGTAAATGCACAAAGAACGCCATTTTTTGTTGCTGTTGATGAAACTTCCGTTCCAACTGCAAGACTAATTTTGGATAAGATTTTTAACAATGAAGATGTTGTAGTTGCACAGAAAAACCTTGATGTTAATAGCATTAAAGTTTTTCCAACTTTGGCTGATTACAGAGCTGATAAATTGTATACGCTCAGAAAACAATATTGGAGCGAATGCTTGAATATGTTGGGAATTATGAGCAATACTTCAGAAAAGAAAGAGCGAGTAATTACCGGAGAACTTGAAGCAGATGAACAGTCAATCATTGCACAGCGAAATGTATTTCTTGTTGAAAGGCAAATCGCCGCTGAAGAAATAAACAAAATGTTCGGTACAAACATTGAAGTTGTATTCCGTAACATGGACGGGGAGGGAACTGGAAATGAGATATACCAACTGGGAAGAGAATTCAGAGAAAACAGCCCTTACTCTGAATGACCTTCTAAAACGGGGTTTTAATTTGCCCCTAAATGATTATCCCATTTTTGACGAAAATTACAGACCCATTCTGAATAAGAAAATCATAGACCATTTCAGATACCGTTATATTGGGGGCTATACTCCTGATAGATTCGCTTTTTATATGCGAAGAAAAATGAATGAGATAATGCCCTATTATAACCAACTTTATAAAAGCGAAATGTTTGATTTTAGCCCCCTTGACACAACTGATATTAAAGAGTATAATAAAATCAATAGAAAAACTAACGCTGAAAATGCTGGTAAAAACAGCGAAATTACAGAAAGCAACCGGAAAAATGACTTTTCTGAAGGTAGAACTTTTGATGCTGAATTTGATTATCAGGAAACCGCTAAATCTGACGAAACAGGGAATACTACTGGTAGCAAATCTAAGCAAGGTAACTATAATAAAAATGGCAGTGAAACGCAATCTAATGAAGCGAACACTAATCAAAAAATTACAGAATCCACTACAAGTCATAGCGTAACCGAAAATGACCTTATGACTGTTAATGAAAGCACTAATGACAGCAATGGAGAAACTACAACAACTGGAAGTAAATCAACTGCATATAGTGATTTGCCGCAAGCTAATATCGGCATAAATGTAAGTAATGGCGAAATTAGCGCCTTGAACGGAGAAAACTATACATATTTAACTACTCTGACAAATGAAACAACTACTGAAAATAGTAATACCACAGCGCACCAAGAAACAGACGGCACTACAAAAAACACTGGTACTATTACTGTTGACGGAGAAACTTCAAGAAATAGCACAAGTGATACAACGGCTGATGAAACAAAAAATAAACTTTGGAATGAAGATGGAACAGATAGTTCAACTGAAGATTCCACAGAAAATAGCACAGTAAATAAAAACACTGAAACTACAAGAACTAATGGTGAAAAGAACCGTTCTACCACAGATAACCAAGAATTTGAAAATATATTTAATCGCGGAGACAGATTTAACGAAAATAAACAAACAAGTTCCGAAAATATGAAGACTTATAATAGAAATAAGGGAAGAAACGGTTTTTCTCCTTCATTGCTTGTCAAGCAATATAGAGATATAATTATTAACACTGATATGTTGGTTATTTCTGAACTTGAAACATTGTTTTTGGGGGTGTATGACTATTGAAAAAGTATCATAATAATCCATGTGAAAATAAGCCTGTAAATGACTGTTTCCCTTGCGGAAATGACTATGAATGCGCACCTTGCGACAATGGCGTTTTTCACGGTGACAGCTACATGACAGCCCTTCAGTGCCTTAACGAAAAAGTTGATACTTCTATGCGCACTTATAGACAGGTAATGGATGAAAACTATAAGACGCTTAGAACACTTCAAAGATGCGGTGAAGAAGTAGGGGCATTTTATCATAATGGAGAAGTGTCTATTCAGGAAGGTTATAACGGCGATGAAGGCTGTACCTACTATATCATTAGGAAAAATGTAGTTGACAGATGCAACAAGCCTATTAGAATTGAACTTTATCCCGCATACAAAAATCTTACAAATAGTAAACTTGAACAGTCTATTTTCAATGCTTGCAAAAATAACAATGCAAATGTCATCATTCCTGCAATTAACATTGGCGAAAATGGATGGTTCGGACATGCAATTTATAATTGCGCACCTATTCACACAAGCGAAGCTGATAATTTGTTTACTGTTGGCTTTACCAAAAGCGGTGTAATGCGAATTTACCCTAACACAACGAGCATTGAAACAATTCTTGCAGATGGCATTGAAAATGCTATGGGTTGTTACGGCGCACTTGTAGTCAATGGTGAATTTGCAGAGGGAACTTATATCGAAAATATCCCAAATGCTGATATTCAAACTGCAAGAATTCTTATGGGACAGAACGCTACAACAAGAGAGGTATTCTTTGCATACGCCCCTAAAAATGACGCATTTCCGGGAATGACTTCCAAAACGCTTGCCGAAATTCTTAAAAATTTTGGTTGCACTCTTGTTGTTGAACTTATCAGCGGAGAAAATACATGCGCTATGTATCAGGGTTCAATGGTTAGCTATCCGACTAACTATGATGTTCCCGCACTTTACGCCTATTGGGTTATTACAAGAGAAAAGTATTACTGCAATGACTATACAAGAGAACTTGCAAAACTTTCAATTATCGAAGGTTATAATAGTTACGCAAATTTTACAACTGACCGCAATCTTAACAAAGAAATTGCGGAAAGAACTGAAGCTGACGCAACAATCACGGCTAATCTGAATAATGAAATCAATGAACGAAAAGAAGCAGATGAAGCGGAAACCGAAGCAAGAAAAGCCGCAGATACACAGCTTCAGAATAATATTGATGCTGAAACCGAAGCAAGAGTTACAGCCGATAATCAAGAAAAGGAAGCAAGAGAAGCCGCAGATACACAGCTTCAGAATAATATTGATGCTGAAGCACAGGCAAGAATTGAAGCCGATGAAGCTGAAGCACAGGAAAGAGCTGATGAAGACGCAACACTTCAGGCAGAAATTGAGCAAGAAATCAGTGACAGAAAAACCGAAGATACAAGAATTCTTACTGAATCAAAAACATACACAGATACCCGTGTAGACACTGTTAATAACGCACTCACTGAAGAAATTTCAAACAGAGTAGAAGCAGACTCTACAATTACTAATCTTATTTCACAAGAAGTAAATGCAAGAACCCAGGCTGATGCAGACCTTTCAGCCCGATTTGACAATGTTCATTCTATCCCCGCAGGAGGTTCGGCTGGGCAAGTTCTTTCTAAAGTAGACGGAACTAACTACAATGTACAATGGGTTGACCCCTCTGGTGGTGGAGTTGATACATCTAATATCAAAAAAGATGGTAGCACTGAAACAACGGGTGTAATTCCGTTTGCACTGGGTATCAAAACTGATTCAATCGAAAGTAATACAGGGGTTACAATTCAAACAGCAGGAATGCGATATGAAGGGGAAGGGCTGGACGGAAATCCATTTTACCGTAATATTCAATTTGGAAACGAAGCACCTGTAACCCTTGAATACGGTTCTATTTATATCCAGATTGAGGAGGAATAACTAATGAGTAAACTTTTTATTGGAAGTATTGATAATCTTCCTATTGAACTTAATATCAGTAGCACAGGAAATGACCCTAATGCCATTAAGAAAGATGGCTCAACGGAAACCACAGCTAAAATCCCGTTTGCAATGGGCGCAAGTAGTTCTGTTGAACCTTCAGATAACAATGACCTTACTACAAAGAATTATGTAGACGAAACTGTTAATACCGCTATTAAAAATGTTCATTCTATTCCCGCAGGTGGTACAGCTGGACAGGTGCTTTCTAAAGTTGACGGGGAAAACTATAATGTCCAGTGGAGTGACCCCACAGGTGGAAGCACAGACCCCGATGCAATTAAAAAGGACGGAACTACTACAACTACTGCCCCAATTCCATTCGCAGAGGGAATTAAAACAGCTACAATTACTTCCATTGACGGGAACGCAGTACCAATTGAAAACGATGTAGATATGAATTCCCATAAGATTACTAACCTTATTGACGGAACTGAAACAACCGATTCTGCAACTGTCGGGCAAGTTAATACTGCCGAAAGTAACGCTGTATCTACTGCAAATGGATATACTGATACCAAGGTAGAAGCAGGAATTACCGAAGCTAACAGTTATACCGATACTCAGATTGAAAGTGCAATGAGCGATGTGCATTCTATCCCCGCAGGCGGTACAACTGGACAGGTGCTTTCTAAAGTTGATGGCACAAATTATAATGTGCAATGGAGCAACCCCGCAGGTGGTGAAGATTTTGTAACGGCTTACAGCGATTCTACAATTGTGACAAGCGAAGACTGGGTAAATAATATAAACTGGACTGAAAATGAAGACATTGAAGATGCCGGCGGTCATAAGGCTTATGCCACAGTATACAAAATCAATAACCGAATTATCCTTGAACTTACGCTTGAACTAATTATCGGCGCACTTACTCAAGGCCCAGCAATTTGGCTTAGTATAAACATGGCAAATGTTCTTACAAGCGGAGTAACAAAGGCGGTTCTTAAAGAAATCGGAGTTACACCTTCTTCTGTAAATTATGAAGCGCATTACAAGGAAAATTCTTATCTTGATGGCCAATGGACTGAAATTTACATGGGAAGAACTTCTCCTAATTCTGCTACTTTTGAAACAAACCCCCCTGACTATAGTGATACATGGGGAGGTGGAATAGGTAGACCTGTTATCCATAACTTTATTTTTACAGGAACTATTTCCTAAGAAGGTGAAAACAATGCAAAAACTCTTAATACCTTTTATAGACTGCTCAATGATAGCAGGTTACAAAACAGAAATTTACTTAAATGAGCATGGATATGAACATTATGGAATTGACATTGGTACTTACCAAGGAACTTTGTTCGAGAACCACAATATTTACGGGAGTGGAAATGGAACTGTCGTTAGTGCAGGATGGGATTCAAAGTTAGGCGGTGCTATTTGCGTAAGATACAACGAAGTTTACAACCATAAAACCGGAGAAACAATTGACATTATAGCAAGATACATGCACCTTAAAAAGGTAAATGTAAAAACAGGAGACAATGTAACTATTGAAACAATATTAGGCGAAGAAGGAAAAGAAGGTACATCTAATTACCACCTTCATCTTGAATTTGACACAGATATAAATTATCCAAGATATACTCCACAGGTAAGTTATGGATTAAGCTATTGGATTAACAACAAATACACGGTTGACAGCACTGTTAATCCAAGTGAATTCCTTTATCAAAGTAATGAAAGAAAATTGCATGACACAAACTGGGTTGACGGTTGGCTAAATGAAGAAGACGAAAATATACCTATCATCAAAAGTGAAAAAGAAATCAGTTTTGAAAAAGTTGCTGAAATGCTTAAAAAAGAAGGTTATGAAACTATAACTCTTTAACCACCAACCCCGGCAAAATGTCGGGGTTTTCTTTTTGCCTTTTGTTTAGCGGTACTAAACTTTTCGTTTAGGTGCTATTCAGCGCAGTAAAGCGAAAGGGCGATTAGTTACGGCTAATAACATTGTTGAAAAGTCGGTTGAAAACTCAGTGGAAAACTCCTGCATGTTTGAACTTCAAAATGCAGAGTTGCCTGCAAAATGCAATTGGATAATTATTCCAGCCCGCAAACCCGCATAAACAAGCCATTTTTCGGCATGGTAAATGCTGGAAAAAATCAGGCGGAAAGTTGTCTTGCAAGTTGAAAACCTGTTGATAACTCGAAAAGTTTTCAACAAAGTTTTCAACATGTGCGTGTGCAGTGGACAAATTCAGGGTAATGTGTTTTCCGGGGAGAATCGTGTGCGGCAGTAGCGGACAGGTGTCCATGGGGAAAAAGACAGGCGAGCAGGCTTCAACAAT